AATAGGTCACAGTCTGTTTCTTTGTCTAGCAAAGTTCCCTCTGTCATTTGAACAGGAGCGCCTGCACGACCATAGTTATTGAATACTGGCCAATCTTCGTTCATGCCAACTTCCCATCCGGTGAACGAGAATGTTCCACTGGTTACTCTGATTCCAAATCTTTGTCCGGCAGGATATGATGAAATATCAATCGCTTGTGACATTTCTGGTTCTTTTGTTGCATAAGTGCTGTCAATAGTCAATAATGAAATAATATTATTGCTGTTATCGTATGTGAATATCTCCGCAACACCTGTATAGCCCTTTATATAAGCGAGTTTCAAGTAATTAAATTGTTTTGTAAGGCTCATTACATAGGAACTGCCCACTGTTGACGATGTCAATTGGTCATTCCCGTAACCCTCTGTTCCATTCCAGGTTCTTGCCCAGGCACCCAAATCATCTGCGATAATCATGGTATTTGTAATTAGCAATTCGGTTTTGTTTGCAACGGCACTTACAAAACCATAATTCAATTTTCCACCGAACTCTACATTTAGCATCTTTCTTAGAATTGAGGCATAACAATCATCGTAATCCGTTGTACAGCTACTTCCTTGGGTAATACTATCCCCAATTAAGTTTATCTTCTTGTAATTTCTTGGCATTGCCTTGAAATCATAATTGTATTTTTGCTCAATTTCTGACGCCTCTCCTCTTTGAACAGCCACAAGTAATTCTTGAATTGAAAACTTCAGGTTTACAAAACTACTTACCTCGTATTCTGCTCCAAATGTAAATCTTACATATTTCGCCCCATCAGGTTTTTGGACTCTGCCATACCAAAGCCCAGTATAATAGTTTGAATAGTCAACAGGCGTAGAAATGAATTGCTTGTTTTCATCATAGAAGCAAATCATAACTGCTGTTACGCTTGCGTTCATGACTGGATAAACACTAAACTCGATTTCTTTGACACAATCAAGATTCATAAAATCGCTCGTAAGGAAATTAGAATCGGATGTCACGCCACCTGTTTGTGTTAAAAAACCTTTTGTTTTCCCAGGCATGTTCCCGATGCCTTCATATCTTTTGGAAAACAAAATATCTTTGTTGGCATCTTTTTCTGTTTCTGGCTCGCAAATTAAAACATATTGAGAGGCATCATACCAATAATTATTCGCAGAAAAAGTATATCTAATATATCCCGCACCGCTTGGAGGCATGATTTCACCAGTCAATGGTTGTTTTTGGGCAGCATTATTTTCTGTCCCAATGATTGAAGAAATGAATACACCTTTATAGTCATAAAAAGCAATGGCGGAAATATTTGGCAAATTAGTTAGCAAATAACTAATTCTGCATTTTTCGTTTATAGGTATAAACTTACTTGCTTTCCAACCACTAGAAACACCTTGTTCAGTTCCATCCGACTTAATGAAACCATTGTACCCATAATCCCCATTTGAATAAGTATATCTTCTTGTGCGAATGGCACTTCCAAAGAATGAAGCAATTTCCTTTTGGGATAGAGATTTTAATTCTTCGCCAGTCAAAATGCTTCCGATATTTGTATTCAGAATGACATAATTTTGGTTATTGTCATAAATATAGCCTTGGTTCGAGAAGCAAAAGATTACATACTTTGCATTATTTGGTATAGCGATATAGCCCTCCTGCATTTCAGTAGACGAAATTTCACTAGCAATAACACCACTTATGAAGGCTTTGTTTTCATTGAAGAATGCAACACAATTAATATTTGTGTTAGAAACACCTTTATACTTGATGAAATCGTTTTCTTTCAATTCAATATATGTAGTCCTTAACCAACCTGTAGCATTTTGTATCGTTCCATCGGAAGCAACAAAACCATTAAAAAGTTTTGAAGCATCTTTTCCGATTTCAAATCTCTTGAATAACGATAATTTGAATGAATCATCAAAAGCCTTTGCAATTGCTTTGTTTTGAACACCATTTGTACTATTATCTTTTATTTCTGTATCTAATATATTTGTCAAATAATCTCCACCATCGGCCCAGACACTTCCATTCCAATAATACCAATGGTTGTTTTCCCTGATTATGTAGACACCACTCGTTCCCGTTGGAAAGGCAGTATTTAGGTCTTGGAGGGTGTCATAAGTTCCATTTGGAATCGAGTTGTAGATGTTGGAGTCAACGTATTCCTTTGTTGTTAAATCTTCATTGGAAGTTGGGACATAACTGGCGCCACCAGTAATGTGGTTGATTACCTTTCCAGTTCCTGAAGGATTATCCTTCATGTTTATTGTGAATTTTTCTCCTCCTACGCCATCATCGCCATAGACCATTGCATAGTGGTCGGATACACGAAGGACACCTTTCCCATTTGGGGTAATGTCTATATTGCTCTTTTCTGTATTTATATAGTCAGCAGTAGTATCACCTGAAACAGTAATCCCACCTACCTTGAAGGAATGCTCTCCAACGATGGAAAGCCCACTGTCGGTGAACCTTGCGGATACGTTGCCCTTGCTGTCGTAGATTACTTGATTGACAAACTTCGTGTCCATCAACGAGATAAGGTAGTTGTACTGCGTGGCATTTATCGACATGTCGGTTAGAAGCCCCATAGAAGCCTCCACCGAGAAGGCTATTGCCCCAAGCGTGGAAAATGTACCACTGCCGTCCATTACGAAGCGGACGCGTGCAACGACCATGTTGTTCTCTGCCGGGATTGGCGTATGCCCATCCCCTACGTACTGCCCAAGTACTTCGTCTGGTACGGTTATCTCGTAGAACCTGTAGCCTGCATGGACTTCGCCATCCTCGACATACGTATGCTCATACGAGAAGAACTTGAGGTTCCTTGCAGGATTCTGTGGGAGTTCCATCCCAACGAGTTGTGTCTTGCCAAACTCGAAGAACTGTGTCTCGTCCGTCTCCGAACCATTCGCAAGTCGGTATTTCACCCAGCCGGAAAGTGGCGAGTGGTCGCCTTCCCAGTATACATATATCCTGTCCCTCTTGCTGTCGCCAACCCTGAATGGCTGGTCGGTTATGATTTCCTTCAGAATACCCCTTTGGTCAAAGTATACAAACATATCTACTCTCCTTTGCTTTTGCTGTCATTGTTTCCCCTGCTGTAGAACCGGTCTACCATGTAGTCCACGGCACTCCCGAACCTTCCCTTGGTCTTCTTCCATACCCATTCGGGGAACGGGTTTATGGGTATTGCGATAACCTCGCTCATTAAAACACACGATAATGCTTGAATAAAAACATCAAGATTATTTCTAACAGCAATAGCAACCGCTAAAACTGCCCCAAGAGGCAAAAGGACTTTTACTACCCCATTGACAATTTGTTTTGTCATTGACCATTCAACAAATCCCGCACGGATATATTTGACTACAACATATAAAAACACAAAGATTATGACTATTGCTATCAATCCCCATCCGCTTAATTGAAGACTTCCAACTTTCTTAAAGAGGTCATATCTCCAACCAATGAAAGCAACAGGGATAAAACAGGAAAACACAGACCATAAGATTGCCCTAACCCAAAAGATTTTAAGTTCTTTTTCTTTTTCGATTTGTTCAGGTGTCTTTTCTTTCTCTGCCATATCTATTCATCTCCTTCGTGTTCTATCAAGTGAGCGTCTTTTCCGATAAGAGCATGTTCTTCATTAAGCACTCTTTCAATAAACTCTTGTTTTGCTTCATCAATAGGTTTGAAATCTTTATCTTCAAGATACAAAGTATGTGCCTCAACTCTTTTAGTGATATAAAAAGCGTCTAAATCATTAAGTTTACATCCCAAGGTAAATCCTAAAAAACTAGATGTAATAAAAGCGAACGTGCGAGACAAAAATCTCATCCACGTTTGGGCGGTTGAACCATCCTCTTGTGCTAAATCCCTAACAAGTGAAGCAAGAATAGCAGCGAAAATGAAAGACATAACTATCTTTAATGCTAATTGGAAAATGACTGTAAAGATTTTCTTTTTGTTTTCTCCTCTAGCAATTTCGGACAAGTTTTTATCTATCATCAGCGATTTGAAACTTGTGTAATAATTTGGACTTACGAACTTAATTCTAGCAACCTGTTTTTTAAGCGATAAAACGCCCTCTATTTGCTTTTTAGTCAAAGACTTATAAAATGTATCTCCAAACTTTTGAGGTTTCTCTAACGAGCGGATTTCAGTATCGCTTAATTCATATACCGCAAATGGAACGCCCAGTTTCATCATCCCTTTTTCAGCGATGTCCCTTCGGTCATTTACTTGTAAAACCCTTTTAATCCATTGATAAAACCAAGTATGATTGACGATTTTCTTAATTGAATTCATAAACTCGACTTTCGCTTTTGCCAACTCACTATTAGGATTTTGGGCATTACTAACTTGTGCTATAAACATCATTGAAATAGTTACAGAAATAGTGATTGCCATAATAATCATTTGGTCAGTTATGAACTCGGTAGTTCCAACTCGACTTAAGTCTAGGATAAATGGCCAGAACGATGAAACAACAATGATGGCAAGAATAACCACCATTGTAAGAAAACCTAACAATAATTTCTTGTTGTCAAATACTTTCTTCATAAGTTCTTAATCTTTTCAAAAATAAGGATTGCTCCAACGCCCAAAAGGTAAAGACCTAAAATGACGCAAATCCATACAAACGCTGGCGATTTGAAGTAAGAAACAAAGTCCCATCCTGCTAACCATCCGCCAATGAGAAAAACTGCTAGTGCTACGATTAACAGGATAATACCCGTTATGATTAACGCTTTATTCCTTGTGTTCATAATTAAATACTTGTTCCGTCATAACTGTCGACTATCTCGTCGACCTTCCTGTCAAGTTCCTTCTTTGTCTCTTCCGCAAAGACCTTGCCTTCCTCGATTGCCTCCTTTGCGGTCTCCGTTATGTCACGGCTGACCATACCAAGTTTCTCGATGAGGTCAAGTATCGCAACCCTGCTTTCGGGTGTGTTTTCCTGCGATAGGGCAAGAATCTTGGCGAATATCGCCATTATCTCGTTTGCCTGTTCCTGCCCCTCGATTATCTTTGGGGCAATCTTGCCGAACTGGTCGGCAACCTGCTTGCTGACTATGAGTTCAAGTTTTCCCTGGACCTCGTCGCTTACGTTCTTGAGCGTGAGGTTGTTGTTCTGCTTGAGCCTCTTTATGCTTGCCACCAAGCCTATGATTGTCCCTATGTAGGCAACCCATGACATGTACATGGCAACCTTGTCTGGCGAAAAGAACCTGTCAACCCATTCCCTTACCTCATCTACCGCAGTGCCGTCGGAAGGCTCTTCCGCAGAACCCTCGGAAACAACAACGGAAGTGGTTTCCATTGATGACGATGGGGTAGCCTCACCGTCCGCGCTTACGCCAAGGGCAGGTGTGGAAACCCCAGCACCCATCCCAAGCAACGCAAGCAACATGATAGTCGTAACTCTCTTTTTCATGTATCTATTTCTCCTTTACAATCTTTGCGAGGCTTACCAAGTCCCTCTGCAACTTCGATATGTCTTCCCTGAACCCTTGGTTCTCCTTCCTCTGCAGGTCTATGTACCTAGCGAGGAAACTCTCCCTTGGGACTGCCTTCCAGCAACCCCCAGAGAAGGCTATCACGTCGTTTTCTTCCGGCTCGCCAGCCGACTGGATGTCAATCACAAGTTTTGCCATATTGTTTTTTACCTCATGAAAACCATTATACCAAACCACGGCTCAAAATGAATTACTTTTTCCGTAGAAGATGTTGTCGGCATCTTCGTTCACCTCGAACTGCAACGATACCTGCAGTATCTCCTTGCTGTCCTTGTACACCTTTACCGGGATGTAGGCGACCAAGTCCTTGGCAAGGAACGTATCGCCCGTACCGTCCACGGAATTGATTGTAGCCCTTGGGAAGTTCGGGTGCGAAGCCGTAGCGTCATAGTTGCAGGCGGAATAGAACAATAGGTCTGCCCACACCATCGTGCCGTTCTCGTTCGTGTACCTTATTCCCTTCTGCTCGACCCTAGGCGTCAAATTCGAGATGTAGTTCCCTGCATAGTAGTTGTCATTCATCCTAACCGTGAACACGGCTGACTTGCCGACCTTGTGCTTCGTGAACTCGAGCATTATGCAGTTGTCCTGCGACCCGTCGCCAGCGATTTTTAGCACGCAGTATTTGAATCTGTTGAAATATTCATCGACCGTGGCATAGCTTGGTATCAGCGTCTGTCCGTCGTTGTAGGTCGGTATCGACCCATTGACGTAGAATTTCTTGACTTCCTTCCTGAGAAGTGCCTCGCTTCCGCTGACTACGCGCCAACTCCTCAGTTTTGACCTAATCCCGGTGTAGTAGTCCTTGAGGACATAGTTCTCGGTGGCATACAGGTTTGCCTTGACGTGGTTCTCGTAGAACGAGACCTCCCTCTTGAATATGACCTTCCCACCAATCGTCTGCGCAAGAGCCGGGACTTCCGAGCCACTGGAATACCTTGCGTTCGCGACTATCACCTTGTTTCCGAGCCTGTTTGCCTTCATGTACTCAAGAAGCCCCTGCCTGTCGGTGTTTACGTAGGAATTTGCCTGATTGTCCACAATCTGCCTCCTCGCGCCCTGCAACGGACTCTTGCTGGCAAGGAAGACGCACTCGTCTATCGCCTCGTAGTCAAGCCTGAACGCAAAGTCCCTGAAGTCACCGACGAAATACTTTTCGCCAGCAGAGAATTCATATCCTTTCTCCTCGCACCATGCCTTTGCCTTTGCATAGAGTTCGAGCTGTACCTCTTGGCTGTTTGCCTTCCTTATTATTAGGTCTACGACGTACTGGCTGTTGTCAATCCACAGGAATTGGCTGTCGTACTTGTCGTTGAAGTTCTCTATGTTCCTCTGACCCCTCCTGTAGAAGAGGCAAGTGTTCCTGTACTGTGCGCTCAGTTCGGTCGACGAACCCCATTCGCCATAGAAGACGTCCTTCGTAAGCCATTCGTTGTACTCGAAGAGGTAGTCGGTAAGGTCAACCTCGACGTTTTCCTGCACTAAGCCTTTGTAACTCCCGGGGTAGGCGTCCTTCCTGTAATCGAAGGTAATCCACACAGGGATGTAGCATTTCAAGCCAAATACCTTCCAGATTGGGAAGTTGGTCTGTAGCCTAATCCTGTTCGTGTCGAGGAGGTAACTGTCATCGTTCCTGAACCCTATCCCCTCGACTATCCTCGTGGCATCTGCCGGGACTGAACTGCCTGACATCACAGAGCCGTTTGTCCCGTTCTGTATGTTCATCTTGACCTCGGAGACATAGTCCTCGCTTGACTGGCTCCTTGTTATGTAGTTTATGCCAGCCGACTGCGAATCGGTAATCTCGTCCCCTACCTTCGATATGTCTATGCAGTCTATGATGTCATTCCTTACCACTGGGATGCAGTCATCGACCATCATGAGGTCATTGAAGACTTCCCTCAAGGTCGGTTCGTTCCACTGCATCTCCGGGCACTCCATCTCGACGAACCTCGAAAGGGTGCTACCAAGGGTGAACTTGCCCTTGAACGCAACGAGCAACGGCTTTTCTGGGTCTCTTACCTTCGTCCCGTACAGCTCAAGATACCTTCTGAGATACTCATAGACCTTGACCGGTATCTGCCCTTCGGGCTTCCTCGTGATTGCAAGGCTTGGGCACAATATCCCCTCAAGCATCTTTGTCTCGCTGAAAAGGAATACTTCATATTTGTAAATCGCAGGCTTCAGGCACGTCTGCGTGCATACATACCTGTCGACGCACATGTATCTTATGACGCTTTCGCCATCCATTATCACAACGGCATCGAAAGGCTCTATCTCAATCTCCCCGTAGAGGTGCGGTAGCACTATCGTCCCGCTGTCGAGCGTCTCGTTGTAGTTGTCCGTGAAGACCGCCCCATCGGCAATCCTGAATTCCCTTGGATTCCCATCGACAAGGTTCTTTCCCTTTATGTAGCATTTAAGCATCTTTTAGTTCTCCGTTCCCCTCGAACCGTCAAGCAGGGTGTTGAGCCCAGCCCTGTCCCTCAACTGGGCAATCTCATAGTTCGTCTTGGCGTTCTCGTTTGATTTCGCTATCGTGTCATAGACTCCGGATGAGACCTCGGAAATCGTCCCAATGGCAAAGCCTACGGCTGCGCCTATCCAGCCACCGACCTTTGCCCCTGCAATGGTAGCCATTCCTATGTTCATGAAGCCCGATAGGCTGGACCTCATGTTGTTAATCTTGTTCTGCGTTATGTAGTCGCCTGTGAAGTTGCCGACATTCCCTATCGCAAAGTTAACGGCTTTCATCGCCTGTGCCTTTGCGAGGTGGAACATCTCGTGCTCCACGTACCTCCCAAGTATGTCGTCCTTGTCCTTCTTTGACCCGTCCGAGGGCTTTGGTATGGGCGTAGAGCCACCTCCACCGCCCCTGTCGTCGCTTATCGTTATGTATAGTTTTCCGCTTCCTGCCATTGCCTTGCCACCCCTATGCGTTGAAACTCAGTTGTATGGACGGGACGTTGTTCACGGCTGTCGTTATTGTCGACCCCGTGAGAACCATCGAAAAGGAAAAGGAAATATCGCCAACATTGAACGAAACGGCAAACCTTTCATCCCCGCTTCCGGTACTTTTCCCGTTCATTATGCCTATGCACTTCTCGGTAAAGGCAGTCTTCGTGCAGGCTACGTTTATCGTCATTGCGACCGTTGCATAGTCCTTTACGGTCTCGGCAATCCCACCGCCAAACGGCTGTGTATCGCCCGACATCGTGTACCCAAAGGTAGACGAAAGTGCATCAATCTTGTTTCCGTCCACCTTCAGGTCGGTTATGTCCATTACGTCCTCAAGGATGAACAGCGTGGTATTGACGTAGAGTACAGTCCTAAGCCCTATGCCTATGAGGTTGAAGTTGCTCAAGGCGGCTGGGGTGGAATACATGTGCTTTACGTATGTAGTCCCGTCTGCTATCGTCGAGAAGTTGAATTTCTCGCAGAATGAGGTGATTATCGAGTTTGCGACGCCAATGCCGTTCTCCTCGGCAATCACGAGCATCTGTATCGGCTGTGTCCTTGTAGAGAACAGCAAGGTGGATGAAAGGAACTTCACGACCACAGTAATCGTCCTCGGCTTGATTGAGCGATTTTTCGCATAATCTTGTTCATTATATACGTCTATTGCATAATCGTTGAAATCAAGGGCGTTTTTGCACTCTACAAGCCTATTCTTCAACCATTCTTTGTATCCATTATAGTTCCACATTGACAATTACCTCCGCTCCGTGCAAAGCACCTATCGTCCTGCACGCCTTCACAATCGCCTTGTTTGCCCAATGCTTGCTTTTCTTTGAGCGACCAGAAAATGCACCGACATTGTTTACGCTGATGGCATAATCGTATTTGCCATCGTGTTCAATCTCCCCTGTTGTTCTCCATTTGCTAATATCATATGATGGGCCACTTACGGATATTCTCGTAAAATTGCTACCAACCTCTTCGTGTTCAATATGATGTTGCATATTCCCTGACATAACGGGGCAATCCAACAGCAAGGTTGAATAAACAAGCGATACAAGTTCTTGGTAAAGAGTGTCGGTTGCCATATTACTCTCCTTTGTTAAGTTCAATTGTGGTTTTATTGCTTACCTTATGACCAAACTCGGCATTTTTTTGCACTGGGTCATCGTTTACTCTACCAACTAACCATATTTTGCCATCAAATTGGATTAAATCGTCTTTATCTAAATTGACAATATCGTTTGTTTCGATTGTGATTCCCTCAATGCCAACCCTGAATACGCCTGCAATATCTTGCTTATCGTTAGATTTGCTGGAAACAATTTTTGCGTAAAACACACCTGTCGGGTTGGTTTTGTGGACCAGTTCCTCGTTGTCCATTGCACCATTGACATCTCGTTTCCAATAAAAGCATTTATAGTTGTATCCTCTTCTTGAACGATTTAAGTCAATCATAAGTTAAAACCATTCCAAATGCCACGGGTGCGTCTGCCTTTCACTTTTCTGCACCATAGTCCACATAGCAAGAGTTCCCTTTTGCAATTCGGTGCAATAGTCTTCTCGGTTAGGATATTGTTTGAAGTGATTTCACCTCTTTCATAGTCATAACCACTATCTTGCGAAATATCGCCATTTTTGAATACATAAATCGCTTGCTCTAATAAGGCAAGCGAGTAATGCTCCTTTTGATAGTCTGTAAACTCTGGGTATTCTTCGTCAACCTGTCTATAAAATTGAGCATCCAAATATGTAGCAAGTCTGTTTTCGATACGAAGCAAAAACGCTTCTGCTGTATCGCTAGGATTGGCACTTGATTTCAGTTCCAAATCTAGGTCAATTCCAAAGTATTGTGTAAAATCATCAGGTGTAATATACTTCGTTTTGATTTCCATAGATTGTTCCCTCACAATTTCGATTTTATATATTTTTCGATAGTATTTTTTTGCCAAAGTTTTTGGACATTTCATCCATTGCTAATTTAGTTCCTTTTGCTTCAGGACTATCAACACCTTTATCTTTGACTTGCTTGTCGTAGATAGTTTTTAACTTTTCATAATTTCCAATTTCAATGGCTTGTTCAAAATTTCTCTTAAAAACGGATTTATCTAATTGTGGAATGTCATCATCATTATACATATACCTAGCACCATCTTTTTCATAAAGAACACCTGATGCCATTTTGGTAGTTTTCCATTCTTCTTCCTTTTTACCCATAACAGCATTTTTTGGCTCTTCTTTTTTTGTTCTATTAGGATTTCTTTCTTTAATTATTCTCTTAATTTCTTGCTCATCTTCTGGACTAATATCTCCACGAATTTTATCTTTAATATCATCCAAAACTTCAATTTCACTATATCTTTGACCTGCTTCTTCTAAATCATAAATGTAATCATCAATAGCATCATTTACAAAATTAAAATCAACTTCTTTATATGGACTACCGGCATCATCTTCTTCGCTATTCGCAATACCTTCTACATCTTCATCGCCCATTTCTTGATAAGCACGCTCTTCTGCTTCATCGTCCATTTTTGCTTGCGAATATTCGGCATTGGACTTATAGCCTTTTCCGCCTTTGCCAAAAAATGCGTCAACTTCTTTGTCAACTGTTTTTTGGTCTTTATCGGCAATTCCCTCTAAAATGTCCTTGCCTTCTTCACTCTTGCTTAAAATTGCATAAACCTTTGGACTAACCCACGCCATATTATAAAATCTCCTTTAATTCTTCGATATGTTCAATTTCTTCATTTTTGATATGATTAAGTTTCTCTAAATAAGAAGTTTTGATAAGGTCAGGCATATCGCTATTCGTGACAAACTTGATTGCCTTATCGTATCCGTCAATTGCCTCGTTTTCGTCTTTAATAAGTGCTTTTACGATTGGCTTCCAATCCTCCTTATCCTCTTGTGGTTCAGGTTGTTGTTCCTCTTTGATGGCAATAGAGGACAAATAAGCATTTGCCTCTTCATCGCTCATCTCCATAAAGTTGAAAAGAAAATCCTTTGCCTTTTCATCGCCTTTCGAGGCAAGTTCCTTAATTTTTGCAAACTTATTCAAATCGCTTATATACTGCATATCAAATACCTCTAATCATAATTATCATAAAGCAAAATAAAAGACTATGCAATTTTTAATTCTTGCATAGTCAGTTATTGTTTAGTTAATTGCTATCAATTAAGCACCGACTGGTAATTTGTTTGTGAAGTCTTTTGAAACTGCGACAACCTTACCATCGAGGACTGCCACAAAGATGTTGTGGGAAGCATTTGGTGTAACTTCTGTGCCAATAACATCAGCAGGAACAGAGTATGAACTACCAAGCGCTGGGGCAGTTCCGTTGGTTGTGTATAATCCAACTGCATCAAAGAGCATACCGGCAGGTTGTGTCAAGACACCTTTGATTAAGGTCTTGCCAGTTGAAGAACCTGCGACTGCATCGACTAGCAATGCACTAGATACCGAACCGGCAGAAACATTAGAAACATTGCAATATAATGCAACTCTCTTGTTTTCAGGAACAAAGAGGTCGTGGTAGTAGAGGTTGGTCAAGAGATAGCCGACGTAGCCAAGGTACGAACCATTGGTGCCATCGCTGTTGTAGACTTTTGCAAAGTCCAATTTCTTGACAATGATAGGTGCTTTCTTTGAGACAACCATAAAGTTGATAACTTTGGAAGCACTGCCTGGGTAAATACCATTGCCTGTTTGTGCTTTTGTATAGAACATATCGCTTGGAACGACAACGATTTGCCTATTTTCATACATTTCAATAGCAAACTTGACATTTTTGTCCATATCGCTTTGGTGTAGGCGTTTTGCCAATTCGGTTGTATTGCGGATGAGTTCCATAACTGTTGGATTGACATAAATGACTTGGTCTTCTTCTGGGACTTTTTGTTCTGCCATCCATTTGAACGCAGCGTTGAACTTGGAAATGATTGTGTTAGCAGCGATTGCACCACTTTCCTCAACAAGGTTTCCCATTGTTGCAGAGCAATAGGATGCTAATTTGCTAAAACGATATGTATCAAACTCCGGAACAACCTTTGTCCTGATGAATTCACTTGCTAAATGTCCAAGGACAGTTTCGCCATCATCTAATGTATCTAACTTATCGAGTGGGATTTCACTGTACCTTTCTTGTGTAAGGGTGAAGGTTTCGGTTGTGGATTTGGCAGCGCCTCTTTGATTGGCGCTTCCGTGTCCACCTCTTGCATAATCCACTAAACCAGTGGAGGCAAGCATAAAGATTTTTACTGTTTTTGCATCAAGAAAATCCAACTTGATTTCACTACCACCGATTAAGGAATCGGTTAGTGAGTTAAGTGCGAATACCTTGTCGACAATACCGGGCAATGTCTTCTCGATATACGCAAAATTGTTATTAACTGCCATAAATTATTTTCCCTCCAATTTCTGCAATTAAATACCGAAGACGCGATGTTCCTTTTCTTCATCGTTTTCTTCTTCATTGTGGACTTCTTCCACTTTTCCTTTTGGTTCTTCTGCCGGATTCAAGAACGCTTCAATGTCTGCCTTGATTCTTTCAAGTTCTGCCTTGATTTCCTCATCGGACATTCCCTTTTCCTTGAGACCAGCAACCAGTTCTTCAATTTTCATAAATTGCTTTTGCCTTTCCTAAACGCCAAATATGCGTTTCTGTCTTTCTTCCTCGCTCTCGTGATGGTTGATAGGCGTATGCTCTACACCAAGAGTTTTAATCGTGGTTTGGGGTGCCTCATTAACTTCTTTCACATTGAGCCATTCAGGATGCGTGACCAACTCATTGATTAAGTTTGTTTCGTTGAACTCAATCCCCTTGCCCTTGAAGTATGCACGAACATCATCTTCCCTTGCAGGGTTTATGTTGTTGGACATAAATGCCATCTTTTCTAACAGACCTGCATTTTCGCCTTTGATTTTTTGGTATCGCTCTTTCATGACATCGTATGATTGCGATTTGCCAATTAAGGCGTCAAGTCCATCTCTATCTTCTACGCCATAGCGTTTGAATGTTGCCTTTCTATCTCGTTCTAAACGATTGCGGACAATTTCATCAACCATTTCTTGTGTAAAAGATTTTGGTTTTTCAGTTGCATTAGGTTTTGGCGTTTCCTTTGCCACTGGTTCTTTTTCTGCCACAGTTGCAGTATCGTTTACCTGTGTTTCGCTTGGCGTTTCAGCATTGTCAACGGCAGGTGCTGTTCCACCTTCATTTTCTAAAAGCATAGTATAACCTCACTATCAAGTAATTTTATTTTATTTCATTTGAAAAAACTGTGCAATATCTTTTGGCATATATTCTGGGTTTTTGAAAGCCTTTCATTTTTTCTTGGCTTTTCGGTTTTTTAGTTTATCAAAAAGCATTTTCATGCCTATTGCAGTCATTGTCACCAAGAGGATAAACGGACTGCCGGCAGGACTTGCCCACCATACCCAAACTGCACTGCCTATTCCAAATAACCAGGCACCTGCTTCGGTGGATTTCCAGCCACATAGCAACGCTGCGAGGTAGAATCCCCAAACACTGCTTGACCATAAAATCAGGGATATTGCTACGCAAATCGCGCTTCTCCAATCCCGTATGTTATAGAACAGCCAAACCCAAGGAAATGCAATGGCATACCAAACCCATTTCCAGAATCGTTTGAACCTACTAGGCGTTGCCCTAATCTTTTCCTTCCGTTTTTCTGCTTGCTCCTTATACTTTGCCTCAAGTTCTTTCAAATGGTTATTTTGTTTTCTCATCAATGTATCTCTCCCATTTTCGGATTAAAAACCTATCTTTCGCAATCGCGTTTTTGATTGTGGCACAAGGATTTTCCCTATACATCAATTCGTGCATGCTCAAACGCTCTTTGTAACTATTGAGCAAAAGTTGGGCGTTCCTCACATCATCATACCAGTCCTTGCTGGTAGAGTGTTTCATGGTTTGGAGGTATTGCCTATCCCCAATCGCAGTTTTCATATCGTATTTTTTGATAAGTTTCGTTCTTGGGGTTGCCAAAACCTCCTTAACGGACAACTCTTTGAAGTAATGCCGGCAATTTGGTCTGGTTATGAACCAAACAGGTTTGCCGACTACCCACTGCATAGTCTTTACATCGTGCGTTTTTATGTAATATGCGATTGCGTTATGTAATGCCCAAGGCATAGGTATCGTTTCCCACTTTTCATCCACATACATTTTGCCTTGGTATGGGGCGTGGTCGCTTGCACTATCCCTATGGGCACTCGCTAGGTAGAATATCATAATCTTGTCAGTGTCTATCTCGCCCGTTTCGGTGCTTTTTAGCACTTCTGCGCGACTTCTGTCAAGGTTTTGCCTTAATGTATCGGCAATTACCTTGTCCTTGGTTTCTCCCTCGTTTCTATCCGCCTCTTTTGCTATCACGGATGAGATTGACCTTTCGACATTCTTCTTTTTCAACAAATCAAAGACAAAGAGGCCAAGGACAATCGGCAAATCCTCTGTCCTATCATCGATTCCATATTTTGCTTTCATTTGCTTCTTTATGGACGCTATGTTTCCAACTTTTTTTGACAATGCATTTACGGATGAAAAAGCGACATTGAGCATTTTCGCACTTGTCGCTTTCCCCAACTTCCTCTGGTTTATCGTTTCGTCAAACAATCGCTTATGGATTTGCCTTACATCTTGTTGCCTTGAAAGCCCGCCATAGATAATCGCTAGGTATCTGTTTTTGAGATTAGACAGTTGCCTTTTCGTTTCCTGTTTCTGCTGGACTATTTCCGTCAGCGATGCCTTCATCCATTTCATTTAACCCAAAATCTCCCAAGTTCATATTGTCTGCTTTTCTTTGTTCTTCAAGTTTGGCAATTTCTTTTTGCTTTTCTTCTTCGCTCAAACTGTCGCCATAGAGTTTCTCAACATACATTTCGGTTGAGATGGCACCACCTGTAAACATAGGCAAGAGGATAGTGGACATACTTTCAAATGTAGGTGAGGCAAACTCCTTGTACTTGACGCTTATGCCATAGTCCCTAATCGAGATTGAGCCCCTCTGCATGTACTCGTGAAGCATAAGCGCAATAGTGAAAAGTTCCTTGATTTCCTTTGTTTCGGCATCTTCTACATTACATGCCGTAAAATAGGTAACCTTCTCTTTCTCACGCTGTGCCTCTGCGTTATCCTTTTTAGATACATCTATGCCCATACTTGCAGGCGATAATACACCTGTGAGCGCGACATCTATGAGCGAGTGGTAGCGTTCAATGTATTGGTTGAAGTTAAGTTGAGGTTGCGAGGTATCAATCTTTGCCGTTGACTTTCCATCCCCATCTGGATAACTAGGCGCTTCGATGAATTGCCTATTGTAAACATTTGGCATCTTTGTATTTCCGTGTCCATCACGCTCTAGCAAATCGACAGGATAATACTCGACAGGCGTTGACACCCTATCCGTTTGGCTTGCTTGCGACAGGCATTGGTCAATATCGTCAAAAATGTCCAACTTTCCGGTGAAAACACTTCTTCCGTAATCCTTGTTGAACACATCAAAGAAGTATTTGCAAGGAACACCCAACACCTTTTTCAAACCCGGTATTCTGTATCCCTCTTCTGGCAGTCCGCAAAGTTCCTCTATCGTGTTTAGGGGCACTTTTGTAACTTCGTTGGACTTATCGTAGCGATATAGTTCAAACTCAATCACGCTATCGCCTTTGTCAATTCTCCTGGTTTCCAAAAAGACATAGTTTTTGTTATTCACTTTGTAGTAGTCTTTGAAAATCATACCGATTAAGACACCACTCTTGACAACAAACTCCACATCTTTGCCCTCATAGAATTGAAAAATTGGGTAGTCGCATAAATCCTTATTGAAATTGACTTTCCATCCACCCCATCCCTCCACGAGGGTAAGGGGTCTTGCCTCCTGTGTCAACTTGCGGACAAAATCGTTTACCTCGATAATCTTTTGAATGGTATCGTGTTCCTTTTCCTCATCAATGTCAGGCATACCGATAGCGTTGCAGAGTGTATCGACGATTGCCCTCGGTATTCCACTATGGACTTTCTTTATTGGGTTTTCATCTTTGTTGACGGCAATTCCCCAAAAGTAGTTTGGTTTGTTTCTGTTATAGATTGGTTCCCTTGCATTACCGCTAAGGTCGCGGTTCGTGTAGTAGTTCTGCAATTCATCGCTATCGCCTACATACCAAATCCTGCACTCGTCAAGGTGTTGTTTTCTTACAGTTTCTTCATCATTGATGAAAGTATATCTGTCGCTATTGGGATTATCGCTCAAATGCTCCAACCCCAAAAACCTCAATATTCGTTGCTTGATGCGCTCGGTTAGTGTCATATTTGTCCAAAGTTCTCCTATCTTCTAAATTATATCATTCTTGCGTGAAAAAAAAGCATATTTTTAAATATGCCTTATCCCGAGTATGCAGTAGTCCCTGTCAAGTCCGTACTCAGGCACGTCCCTAAGTATGTACACAATCCTGAACAGGGCTTTCGTCCCATCCGGTGGATACCAAGAGAACTCCTTCCCCCTAGTGTCGACGAAGTGTATCAGGTCGCCTATCTGGTAGCCCCTGTCGTCCTTCCTCAACTCGAATGTCTTCTTCCCAAGGACTATGTCCCTGTAGTACTCGTACTTAATCTTCAATTCGTGTATCTTCATTGCCTGTTTATTTCCTCTCAAAACAGTATATAGATTTCGGCATCTATCTTGACTATTTGTCCAAGGGCATTGATACCCCATTTCTTTCCATGGCTAATTCTTACAACTTGGGAATCTAATATCTTTTTAGGCAAGTGGTCATCTATGTATCTGGGGGTTACGACATACCCAGTATATACAAAGATATGCTCGTTTCCACCCAAGTCGAGGTATATCGCGTTCAGCGTGACATATTCAAATTCATCTGCATTTTCCAATAATGTATCCCTTAGTGTCATTTCAATTCTCCTTCCGTAAGTGCCCATTCCTTGCCATAGGTCTTCTGGGTCAATCGCACATGGTAGGTCGATGTCTCGGTCATGAAGTGGCGGTAGTCCAGCATATCCTTTTTGACAGTTCCACTTTCAAGCCTGACATAGACATATCCCTGCCTCTGTGCCATTCCCCAGAGTTCCTCCTGACCGGGGTTTGTGCTCAGTATCCTCTTGTGGCTCATATCAAACTCCCCCTCTTTCCTTTTTATGGTTTTCAGCCTTTTGTATCTTAGTTACGATACCGTGGTTTTTCCACTATCGACCTTCCGGAGTGTCGAGTCCTTGAAACTGACCTCGCTTCCATTGTAGATGTTCCTTAGTATGAATTTGCCTGCCTTGCTATTGCTTCCGTAACGCTCGAAGCGGATTACCTCCCACCTGCCGTCATAGATTTTCCCAATGTATTTTTCCCTCATAGGTCATTCCCAACTGTTCTCCTTTCCTCCTAAATGATAGCCCAGAACGGGCAACGCACGTATTCATAGGTGCTTTCCTCACTCCATGTACCAAGGTATTTCACGACGTAATAGCCATTGTCCATTTCCGTTGTGTAGTCCTCCTTGCTCTCCCTTACGAAAAGGGTATTGCCGTCATACCTGTACCAAGCCTTGGAATGTTTGTCGTTAATGAACTTCCTGGTGTACCTCCTTGTGGTATTGCTTCCATCGAAGCATTCCACGTAGAGTTCCTTCGGGTATGTCCATCCGTTTGTGCTAACTACGTTTTCGCATGAGCATAGCGCGGTAACCGCAACCGCCATGAGCCCTAGTCTTGTAAACCTATTTCTCATTTTTCAACTCCTTGTTTTCCAACTTCCTTATGTGCAATGGCCTGTACACGTAGGTATCCCAGCCACTGTTTTCCGGGAAGAGTTTGTACTTCTTGCCATAAGGTACGAAGTAGCCACCCATCACCATCCCGTTGCAGTCGGTCAGCGTTACCTTGTGGTATAGGAACTTATCTATTGCTTCCCTTTTCATTTTGCTTCTTCCCTTTCTTCGAATCGTGGATATACCTTTTGTCATACGCAGAGTATATGTTGTACGTCTTGACCTTTTCTCTTTGCTTGTCCATTGTTCCATCACTCATGTAAACTCTCCTTTACAAAATCGACTGCTTCCTGTATTGACCTCACTGGAAAGCAACTTCCGTAGCACTCGCCATCGGTGTATTTGTCAGTCCAATAGAGCATGTATCGGCAATCGTCAATAAGGTCATCCTCCTTTTCAAACGCCCTAACCCTATCGTGGTATTTCTTCGGCAACATCGCCAATAGTTTCTTCTTCAACGCCATTTGTATTTTTCACACAGCCTTTTGTAGTTGTCCATCCAATAAACCAGGATTGTTTTTGCCCGTTCCCTATCAATGCCAAACTCCCTTTGGAGATATGGCGTAGCACCATACATATTCGTGGCACCACTTTGGCGTAGCATTTCTAGGTATCTCAATTCTTCTTCAATAACAATGAAGTTATCTTCTCCCTCTATCAATGCGCAACCACCCCAGGTTCCGTGCAATTGCCCAGCATCATCAATATGCTCTACTTGTCCACATATGTCCGTATATTGTGGTTCGCCTGTCATCTCAATGATAACAATTTCATCCCCTACCTTTGCCATCAACACATTACCTCATCAATATTGTTCAACGCATCTTGCAGGTCATCAACAGCATAGACGATTTGGTCAACCGCATTATCAAACCATTCATAACGCTCATTTTGCGCTTCAGTCAACTCGCTGTTATACTCGTATGGTTCAATCTCATCCCTTTCACTTTCGGCATCGCCTTGCAAATCCTCAAGTTCACTTTTGAGATTTTCGATTTGCTCATAGAGTTTCGCAAGTCTGTTTTTCAATTGAGTTTTAGTTAAGTTTGCCATTTCATTTTCTCCTTTCCTTAACTATCGTCACCTATATCATATATGATACAAATATGCAAGTCAATACTTTTTTTAATTATTTTTAACTTTTTTTATTTGCAATAGATACCAAGTAGATACCTTATGCCCAATTTCATATTCTTTTCTATAATTCGTTTCCTTATATGAAAGTATAAAATGGGCAAAAGTATCTACCGGGTATCTACCAACACGTGTATGCGCGTACGCACGTTGCATTGCCTAGGCATATACCATTACGTACTGATGAGCAGAAAAGAAAATTATATATAAAAGAAAAGATGAGGCGCTTTTTTGCCTCATCTTCCCAATGACTTAAAGTCTTTCCATCTTTTCATGCGATTGATAATCGGTATCCAAGCGTACTCGTTTGCATTTATGGCGTGGTCATCAATGTCCTCACGGATTTCCCCGTTCTCTCCCATCCTGCTGTTCGTGAGTTCACGGATAAGGTTCTTGCATTGGTTGCAGATAAGGTATTCCCCATATGCCATAATTCTACGGATGAACATAACCCTGTCAACGATTCGGACTGTTTTGGCACTTGCCACAAAAATTACATTGTTCAGTCCCTGTCGCCTTGCCTCAACTTCCAAGCCTTGCCTGTATCCCTTGTCGGCACTGTCTACATAGACAATTGTAGTTCCTCTCATCAAATCCACGTGGGAGCGATATTTGTCTTGCCAATCCTTCAAGGTTTGGATGATTTCGGTCTGCAACTCCGGCTCGGTCTTCTTGACAAGTTGTGCCTCATTTGAGTAGAAGAACTCATCTATGCAGTATGCCCTCTCGTAATCCATCGTGATTCCAAATAGTTGCATAGTCGTGGCGCTTCTCAACTTCTTGACTTCCCCGTTCTTCTTGATATGGCCATCTCCATCGCTTAACCCTGTATCAATGCCTATCGCGTAGCAGGCAAAGCGCTCTTGTAGGCACTTTTGTATGGTAACTATAAGGCTATCGTTCATTTCCGGGTAGGTAGCCTCGGTAGAGTTCCCCCACATGCCAAGTGCCTCGACCTTGTAGATTTCCGGGGCGACTTTCCTCAACTCTTCCATCGCCAAGTCATAGAGTTCGGTATCCCTGAACTCGTTCACCTTATATGTGGACTTGTGAAGATACAAACCCCTGCCATAGTCAATAATCAAATCGTCATCCCTGAAATCGATGTAATCGTTGTTCATAAGGGCGTCTAGGTCATCCTCAAGCCTTCCCTTGAAGAAGTGTTCATAAATCCAATGGTTCTTGTTCCAAGGGTTAAGGCAGAAGGTGATTTGGTGGAAAAGACCATCTGGCAATTTGCCACGGATGGTCCCGTCAACCCTTCTCCAATCATCCCAACTCTTCAGTTCGTATGCCTCCTCGACATAGACATCGGTGAGATAGCCCCTTTCCATACGCATTGAGGTAATTCTCGTTGGGTCGGGATACATCCCGGCAAAGATAATCTGCTGTCCGGTCGGTTTGTAGGTAATTGTCATTGTTGAGCCATTTATCTTGAAGTATCTGTCCAAGGTAATTTCAGGATTCCGTGGGTCAGGTGTATGGATGAGCATACATATAGTTGTAAAGGTGCTATATCGGTTATTTGAGCCAATTTGTCTTAATATGAGGATATTTCTTAACGGATTTGTAATAATCTTTATCAAAACCTCTAATCCAATCATTACATATGACTTCTTCGTATTGCGGGCACCTGCATACACTCTGTATCTCCCCTTGAAGTTGGTGAACCATCCCCGCCCATAACCCTTGCCAATAAGTTCTTGTATTGAAAGTTTAATCTTCTTTGACATCGCTGATGACCTCAATCCTGTCGCTGACTTCTGTTTCAACTTTTTCGGTCTGCCCAAGTATCTGCTTCCCGAGCCATATTGCCATAGTAGGATTTGTTTCTGCTTGCTTGAATTGTATTCTGCGGATAGATATTTTGCCAATTGAGGATTTCTTCTTCCAAATGTCCTCGAATGTGCAATCGTATGTATCGTGGCACCACCTGTTCAGGGTATCGTGCGAGCAAGAGAAAAAGGAACAGATTTCCTCCTCTGTACATAGGATGGAGCAAAGGCTCTCGAATTGCTTCTGGTCGATTTGTGCTCCATGTATTCCGTTCCTGCTTCCCTTGGTTCTAGGCATAACACTCCTTACATCTCGATTATAACCGCTTTATCGAGTTCAATGTAGAAAACTTCTCCACATTTGCCACAGACACATTTGATGTATTTCTTCTTTTGTGGCAATTGGTCCTCAATCTTTTCTTCCTCTGCCTTTTTAATCCTTTCGGCAATCCTTGCCTGTTCCTCTGCTTCCTTCTTGGCAATCATTTCCTCATAGATTTTCTGCTTGTCTTCATCGCTTAGGTCAGGATGTTCATTTTCGATTTCGTCTAAAAATGTTTCGTCAAAGGTGTTTTCAATGACATCTGTTTTCAAGTCAAGGTCGCCTAGAATGTCATTGAACTTGACATCCAACGCATCCAATTCGTGAAGCAATCCCTCTTCCATCCACTCTGACAATTCGCTGATTCGGTTATCGGTAATCCTATCCAAATTGATTTGCTCAGGCGTGGCAGTAGTGATAACGCAAGGCACTTCTTCCATTCCCAGCTTGAACGCTGCCTTGTACCTGGCGTGTCCCTTTACGATAACGCCATCCTTGTCAATAAGAATAGGCACATTAAATCCCACTTGTGGGATTACCTTGACAAGCATCTCGACCGTCTTGTCGTTCTTCCTTGGGTTCTTGAAGTATGGCTTAATCTCGTTAAGTTTCTTCATTATGATTTTGTTTACAACTTCCATTGTTTGGTTTCTCCTTTTCTTAAATTGCAACAATCTTCTTTGTTTGGATTAAAGCAGTATTTCCAATAATCGTAATGTCCTTGGACATCTTCGCAGACTGACATATTTGGTATATGGATTCTTGCTATAATCTTCTTCTTTTCCTCAAGTGGCAAATGCTGGTAGCCACCCTCGTATAATGTGTGCTTTGAGTAGTCGATATTGAACCATTTCTTAATCCAGGCATTTACTCTCAAAAACTCTACAATTGCCTTTTCAATCCCTAATGAGTTCAACTTATCAAAGTCCATAAACTCTGGGATGATAGGCGACAATCTTATCGCTACATCGTATCCTAACTTTTGAAGTTTCAATATTGCTTCAATTCTCTTGCTAGGAACAGGTGCTTTCTCATATGCTAATGATAAATCGTCATCAAGTGTGGTCACTGTAATTTGGATATGTGCTAGGTCTTTGTCCAACACTTCGATATACTCATCATTTGCTACCAAATGGGATTTCGTGACAATTAGGTATCCAATTCGGTATTTATTGAGCAATTTTATGGTATTGAGTGTCGCTCTATACTTCAATTCGACAGGTTGGAAGCAATCGGTCATCCCACCTAGCCTCACAATCGTGCCTTTCGGTAGTTTTGCGATGATTTTCTCCATCTCTTGAATATTTGCCACCTTCGGGTTCAGCGGATGCCAGAAGCCCCTGAAATTAAGTAGTGATTTTGCGTAGCAATACTTGCAGTCGTGGGCACAACCGCATCCGTATGTGTCAAGCCTAGTTGGATAATGGCATTTACTGCCCTCCCCACCATCGACTGTCGCGAAGAAGGTGCTTTCTTCCCCAATTATGAAGCGTTTACGCTTTTTCGGTAGTTTGCTCTGCATTGTCCAATAACTCCAAATAGCAATAGATGTCTTGCCATACATTCCACGATTTGCACGCTTGGATAAAGACTATCGCTGGCACTTTCCCGAAATCTTCATCGGTAAAGTCCTTGATTGCCTCATAGAACTCCTTTGCATTTGCTTTTTCTCTACCTTTGGCATTTTTGATTACCTTTTTGAACTCGCCATCTGCGAGCATCATCTTCAGGGCATCCTTAATTGTCGGCATAATACACTCTCCCTTTCTCCTTTTTGGTTGCTCTTGCATATACTTTTTTCAATAGGATTTTCCCCAATTTGGATACATATTTGTCGGTTGTGTCATAATCAAATGGCATACAACTGAATATGTCCACATACGCTTTGTGGGATTCCTTGCAATAGTGGATTGAGATATGGCTTTCGGCAATGATGACGATTCCATCTATCCTTTCCCTATCTTCTATGACAATAGGCTGGCATATCGCCTTCATATTGATTAGGGGGGGCAATTCCTTAAGACTTTTGAACATAGTTGACATATCCATCTTGGTATTTTCCACTTCATAAATCAAATGGGGTCCAAAATGCTTTCGCTTATCATACCGCTCGTTTATGCCATCGCTGGATAGCGCCCTTATGCAAGACTTTTCCTCAATGTATGGCATAAACTTCTTCAAGTACGCTTTCGCCTTCTCAAACTCGTCTTCCTCGGTAAGGATGTCCATATAATAGCAATGCCTTCTTGGGAAGGTGTGCAAGGTTATATGCCCACCATTTTCCAATAGCATAACCACGGATATGCCATTGTCGATAAACTCACACTCGTAATATGGTCGCAGGTATGGTTCGGTAATTGCCCATAATCCGTGCATAAATGCCATACGCTTCAATGTGTAGAACAAAAAGCGTTCGTTTGATAAAAAGCTGTCGCCTTTGTAGTATGTCTTGCAATCAAATACATAATGGTTCATATTTTGTTCCTCTTATGTTCTGCTTTTGCTTCTTCGGTTAAGTCTGTATCAATCGGTATATGATACTCAATTCCATTTTTCCCTTTTCTATAATTGATATATTTTGGAAAGAGGTTTTTCAACTTCGTATAGTCAACTGATTTATACCAATCTTGCATACCACCTTTTGTGCAAATAAAGTGCAACGCTAAACTTCCAAGGTATCGGTAATTTTCATATCCGTTCAAATAAGATGTTAATGCCCATCCCTCGTCAAAAACTGTTTCAACTAATGGCAACTTCCTAATCAAATCTGCTACATCATCACGATATAACATACCTCCACCTTGATAAATAAAGCATTGTTTTACAAATGTATCGCTCATCTTTGGCACTTTTTCTTTATACAAATCCCTCGTTCTTGCCCAATTTGTAAGAATGAACCCAGAACTTTTATCGCTTAGCAACTTGTCTATAACAGGCTGGTAATTAGTATGTTCAGTAAGTTCCATATCGTCATCTAAATTGCAGTAAATGTCATATTTTATTTTTTGAAGCAATAAAATCCTTGCACAATTACAACCTAATCTTCTAGGATAAACAAACAATTTTGTGATAAATGTTTTATCAAGCAAATCCTTATTGTTTAGATAATCTTGATACAATACGCATATATCAAAATCGTCATACTTCTTTAACAATTTTATGCTCCTAATCAAGGCATTTAATTGTTCAACTCTATCGCTTACGCTTACAATGACAAAAGTCTTTTTCATAGGCTATTTCTCCACCTGCGTATCGGTGTATTTCTCTTTTGAGTATTCCTTGTTCTCGTAGAGTTTGGCATACCCTGTGATGTGCTTCAACCTGACAAGTTCTTCCGGTTCAAGACCTAACTTCATGCAAATCGAGGCATCGGTCTCGCCATTCATAAGCATTTCCATAACGATATTCGACATGCCTGATACACTGTGCTTTCCCCTCGCCCTATTGTGCCTTACAGTCGATGCCATAAGGTCGCTCATGGTCTTGTTCTTGAGGACAACGCAAGGCAATTTGCCTTCGCAGGATAGGTAAATGTCCTTGTACCTTCTCATGATTGAGTATCTGTGGAATCCGTCAACTATGACATATCTATCCCGTTTCTCATCGTAGATAGTTACGACAGGTTGTGTATAGCCATCTGCCTTGACGGATATGTATAGCAACTTCATCTCAGGCGTTGCTACGCTGTTTGGGTTGTAGTCGTTGGCATATACCTTTTCGATTGGTATCCATTGGACTTCGCTAATCGGTTGGTCTTTAATCATTGTTATCCACCTCTTTCATTTTGAGAGCATCCCGCTCTTTCCTTCTCTTGGTTGCTTCCTTGAATTCCATCGCAACCTTGGCATTATGGTTAATCTTCCCCTCAATGTCATTGATGACTACCTCCTTGCAATGAAGTCTATACCAGTCATCCCCATCTTGGTTCTGCCACCTCTTTCTGAAGATTTCCCAATACTCCTTCTTCACTAGATGAACTAGCAGGTAATCCCGGTATTCCTTCCAGTCCTTGAACATATATGGCAGTTCTTTCGGCACCGTGTCGCAGTCTTGGTCGTTCATATGGTTTATCGTGCTTGTGCCACTTATCCTGCGGACAAACCTGTCATAGGTCTTTGGCTCGAACTCCTGTAGCATCTCGATTGATTTCCACGCTGTCTCGTGTATCAGGGCACTAACCCTCATCTTGTTCTTCGGTATGCCATATTGGTATTGGTAGTCGTAAATCCTGTTGTATGCCCACTTGTTCTTCGCTATGGCAATCCACACGTCGTCGAATGTCCAGTCCCAAATGGGATACACCTTGGTGGATTGGTTCTTCTCGTTGCGAGGCATAATCCAGCCTTGCTTCTTGTTTCCGCTGACCATAAGCCTTCTCGTGACATTCTCTTGGGCACGGATGCCACATAGGATACATCCGTTCTTCGTAGCAGGCTCGAAGCAGTGTTTGTGCAAGCAGTCGATAACCGTCTCGAATATGTCACCGCAATCGCTGGGTTTCTCGGTTATCGCAACATCTGCACGTGGATGGCACCATAGTTCCTTCTTGTCCTCGTTCCAGATGTCAAGGAAGTCGTTTTTGTTGCTTAAGGAGTTCGTGAAGTTGAATGGGATTTGATACCAGTAGGGTTTGACATCCCTGTCGTGCATAACCTTGTCCATATAGTCTACTGTCGCCTGCCATTCGCACTCCTGGTCTAGCCAGAACACCTTGAGGGGCAACTTCCCCTTTTCCCTCGCGACAATCTTTGCCAATTGATAGACAATAGTGCTATCCTTGCCACCTGACATGGCTACAACGACATCGTCAAACATATCATAGATTCTTCTTATTCTGTCCAACGCTGCGTCAAATACATTCCTATCTGTGCAATACTCTCCCATCTTCCAGCATCTCCTTCCAGTTATCGACTTTGACAATTTGCCTATTCGGTGTCAAATAGTACATATCGTTCCACCTCCGGTTGATGATGTTATCCATAACCCAATATGTATATGCACCTATTGAGCAATAGAGTCCACGCTTGTTGAAAAAATACTCATAGTGTCCGTTCTTTTTGATGTATTCGCAAAGCACATCAAAATTACCAACACTTGAGCATCGTTCCCTGACAATGTATTCGTGGGGATGGGTGTTGGCGTATGATTTGGCAAATCGCCAATTCTCACCCTCAATAATATGCAAGATATTATTTTCCATTTCGCTCTCCTCTTTTGAGTATCGGTTTGCACCCCTACACTTTGGGCAGTAGTCATCCCTTATGTCTCACATTTTAATATATATTATTTTAAGAAGCAAACAAAATATGCGAAAAAGAAAAGGGCAAATTGCCCTATATTTTCAATATACTTTTCAAAATATTTATATCTCTTGCTCACGCTTGAATATATATTTCTCTATATTTTTATACGAGTTTTAAATACAGGCGATTTGACAAGCGTTTCCAAAACGGATAAGGTATTTACCATTATTCTTATGAACACTCGTTAAAACATAGATATATTCGTTTTTATAGTGCTTATCAGTCTTGTAGATACTTACCCAACATTGATTTGTTTCAAAACTTTCAACAAACTCTACTAATTTGATTTCATTATTCGCCAAATCTTGCTTAATCGCCATTTTGTAATTTCTCCTTTTGACTATACCAATAATCAATTTCTTCTTTATCAAGATTTTCAACTAACCATAGAATAATTTTGTGTTTTAATTCTTCTTCCATTTGTTTAGAAAAAACTGAATATGAAACTGACATATTAAAAGCAATATCTCCATTTTCTTTCTTTCGCTCAATTATTCTAGGTTGAGTTCTCATTAAAGTTATGTGTTCTCTAAAACCTTGTAGCACGATTTCGTCATTGTAGATAGATTGCAAAATTACTCTATTTTTTTCACTTTTACATTTATTTATTTTGTTCCATAAAAAATCAATTTTCTTTTTCATAAAAGCATTTTCCTCAATTCGTCTTTTTTACTTCTGCATAACTTTCAAAGTATGGTATTGCACTTCTATAATAATAATATGCTCCATCATTATTTCCATTTTGCTCGGCATCTTTTGCGAGTTTTTCGTTTTCATCAAAAACCCCTAAAACTTCCAACATCAATTCTCTCTTGTCCGTTTCACGAATCCCCTTCCTAGGCAATTAAATTGAGTATTTGAGCATATAGCCCATAGGATTGAGATAAACGCTCCCAAAGCCTATGTAATCACCGATAATCAATGAGTTTCCATCTTGGTCTTTCAAGAAGTTTATGTTTCTTCTCTCCTTGCAAAACCTGATATATGCTTCATTGCTTGTAAAGTTGTGGCCATCAAGGACTTTCTCGATTTCATCTTTTGTAAGTCCAGTAAGGTTTCCCTTGTTATCGTTCTTTGCAATCAGGATATTCCCACAAAGCAATTCTTCCGCATTTGTGCAAACACCACACATATATTTCTTCTCTGGAAACAGTCCCTCGTCATCGCACCAGAAGTCATAGTATTTATTGCCTATCTTCCTGCTCACGCAGGTAAGGGGGCTTTCGATTCCAAGCAATGCCTTGATATCCAAATAGGTATGGTTCTTTGGCAAGTCAACTACCTTCGGTTTCTCGTTTGGTTTACATAAAATCACTTTCATTCCTTTCCCCTCCTGTTACCAACTTGCTTCATACGATACGGAATATATGCAACCATTTCCGTCCGGGTGTTCACGTAGGAAGTCAAGTATTCTCCCAACTATGTCGCGTGTGTACCTCAACTGCCCGAAGTACCATTCGTCATACTCCGTGTCGCCAAAGAATGGCCCATTCATCGTCGGCAGGAGTTCCCTTGCAAGCGAGTGGTCTCCAAGGACAGCCTCGCAGTCGCCCTTTAGTTTCCGAAGCATGTCGTCCGACATATCGACGGGTCGGCAGTCGTCTACGCCACAGGCGCAGTTCCTGACTATCCAGCCGTGGACGGCATTTGCCTTCCTCCAGTAGGCTACCTGGCAGGAGGTTCTCCTCTCCATGCTCGCAAAGTTCCTCCTTGCAATCATCTTCTCGAACCCTGCCATTTCCTCCGGGTACATTCCGCTTGGCTCTGTGTCGAACCTGCTTTCATACTCACTCTTTGTGAGCGTTAGGTACATGTCAAGTCCCATGGTCAATTTCTCCCTTACCTGTAGAGGTTGAAGTACCAGTCGCAGACCAAGTAGCCACGACCGAGCATCTTCCTATACCTTGCGACGGCTTCCTCTGCGCCTTCGTCGCCATGTACCGCAACCTCTTGCTTAAATGTGGTTCCGTCTGGTCTCTCGACCACGACAAAGAGCCTCATGGCCCTCTCGGGTTCGACGGAAGAACCCCTGTTTTCCAATTCGGTAATACTCATTTTATAATCTCCTTTATTACCTTACATACATATCATAAACCCCCTTTTATGGAAAGTAAAGATATTTTTTAATTTTCTTTATTATCTTTTAAGAATGTTTAGTCTTTTGCGGTAGCACATATTGCAATAGTCTATATTTGTGTCCACATAATCCATAACAATGGGTTGTTCCTTGCCCTCTACGTTTCGCTCTACCCTGCCGGCACTCTGCTTCACTATCGCCCTGTCCTTCTGGGGTGTCGCAAAATGCACCACATCAAGTGTCGGTATATCCAATCCCTCCTTCGCAAGGGCATAGGTGGCAACTATGACATCCCCATCATAATCCCTATCCTTTTGGCTAACCCTGCCCGTTATCGAATTAACCTTGCAAAACTTGGATATTTTTTCTGCCAAGGCTTTTATTTGGCTTATCCTGTGGCAGAGAACCAATTGCTTCTTCCCCAATGAATACAAGTTCATAATCTTCTCGCAAATTATGCCGTTTCTTTCCTCATTGTCGCTCAAAAGCGTTATCAATTTCGTGTAGTTGATTGTCCCATCGCTGTCGCAATAATCCCGCATATTGTAATCTAGTCCAATATCCACTTTGATATGCCTTGCCTTGATAATCTTGCTTCCTACCTCCTGCTCGGTTATCGTGTGCAACTTCTTCCCAATAATTGAATACACGCTACGCATCATCGCGTCCCCCCTCGACAGCGTTGCGGAAAGCCCATACTTGTACCTCGCGTTGCAGTTTGTGAGAACCTTGTAGAACTGCATTACCCTCGTCGGTGCCCCTACGCAGTGGTGGCACTCGTCAACGATAATTATGTCAAACTCGTTCTCATACACGCTTGGGTCTAGCGTCCTCATAGTCTGGACAGTCGCAAAGGTTATGTCCCTGCCAATATGCACCTCTCCCTCTGTAATCGTTCCGAAATCCCCCTCAAAATATGCCTCTGCCCTTTCCTTGCTTTGCTTCAAAAGCTTGGCGGTATGGGTCAGCCAAAGTGCCTTTCCGCCTATCTTCTTAATCAATGCCAACCCAATTTGGGTTTTCCCACTTCCACAAGGGGCTTCAAGTATTCCGTTTTTCCCCTCGTACAGGCTTTTCAGGGCACGTTCTTGGTAGTCGTATAGTTTTATCCCACCTTTCATTTGATTTCCCCTAAACCCGTGGAATCTCGTTTCGTATTCCGCACCCTTGATTAATTCGGGTTTCCAAATATCGCTTAGACACCCAAAGGGTAAAATCAACTTGTTTCCGTTTTTGGAATAAAGTCTGATTGACTTTTCCATCCTTCCGACATAATGCCCCAACTTGCTTGCAATGATGTAGTCAGGATTGTCAAGGGTCAGTTCTTCTTGGCAATAACGCTTTATGGCCTCATTGGGATTTTCTATGGTTATGTCTTTGCCGATTATGATTTTCATAATACTGACCCCCTATCAAACTTAACGCTTTTGTATCCCCAGGTTTCCAAGTTTCTGATTTCTCTGAAAGTCACGAAATTGAACGCTTGTTCCTTCTCAAAGTAAATCATAAAACCGCAATTTTTGTTTCCACAGGATAAGGCATACTCAAAGCAACTCCTTTGGTTTGCTTCTATCCTTTTGAAATCAAATCTATCGCCATCGCAATGCTTCACGTCAATCAACAAAGCGGTATCGTTCTTGATTGCCACTATATCGCAGGGTTGTCCGTTCTTGTTATAGGCAAATAAATGACACCAATAACCTAATTTGCTCAATAGTTCAAGGCACTTCTTCTCGGTATCGTTTCCAATTTTTTTCTGTTTCATTAAATCGTATCTCCTTTGTTAAACACATAAGATTTATCGTTCTTTCTCAAAGTCATCCCTAGATAATAGACATACCCATTTATGTTCTTCTTCTCGAAACGTTTTGCCATTTCCAAGCCAAACTTGCTTTGCGTCATACACCACTCGTTACCAAGTGTCGCCCACTCTTTATACGCCTTGAAGACATCGCTTGCCTTTTCCCTGAACATCTTGTTGTTCTTAATGATAACGCAATCCTTGCAGAAACTCTCGACTATGTCCATTTCTTCACGATAGTCGTTGGTCGCTTGCCTAACTTCATTTGGCATTTCCAATCCCTCTTTCTGCCACAACAGGCAACCCTTGATAGCCCAGCCAAGTATTTGAGGCAATTCTTTCGCAAGTTTATTCTCCATTTCCTTGTCCGCCTTGCTACCCTCAAAGGTCGCTTCAAATGGGATAAGCCTTTGCCTACGCCAGATGCCTTTGTCGGTTCCACGGATGCCCAACTTGTAATTGCACGCAATCCACAACTTGAACTCTGGCGTAAACTCAAACTCCGTTCCATACAAAAACCTAGCGGTAATTACATCGCCACCTGTCATTTGCTTAACCAATCCCTCGTTGAACCTTGCACCCTCGCTTGGTTCATTGGTCCTGACGAATCTGGCACCTTTCATTCTGGCAATATCGCTATTTGCCCCACCTGCACTATTGGGTCTTGTCAAGATACTCTCGACTTGGACATTTAAGGCATAATCCCCAAACATCTTAAACAAGGTATTGAAGAATACGGATTTGCCATTTGACCCATAGCCAAAGCACTGGAACAAACATTGTTCTTTTGTATCTCCTGTGCAGGAATAACCAACGCTCTTGTGGATAAACTCGACAAGCTCAGCGCTTCCCTTGAATATGTCCGTGAGGCATTTTATCCAGACTTTTGGTTCGTTTTTCATATCACAAATAACGCCCGTGTTCTTTGACATCATGTATTTTCTATCGTGAGGCAAAATCTCCCCTGTCCTTAAATCAACCACGCCATTGAAGCAATTCAACAAATACTTCTCGTTGTCGTAGTCAGCATTGGTGGTCGCTATATTGCCCATATGCATCGCTTCTTTAAGCATTGCCTCTTTACCGCTATTCGAGGATAAATGCTTTATGTTCCTAAACATTTCTTGTGAATATTTTTCATTTTGTTCCTTTATTGCCTCTTCTTTCATTTCTTCAATTAGGATGTCAACCTTGCTCTTTACAGTTTGCTTGACATCCCTAATCCAAGTCTTTCCATCCCAGATAACCCAGCATTTGTTATCAAAGTTATAGCGGATGTTTTCCCCGAATCGGTCAATAAACCTTTGTGCATTGCCGGTATCGTTGAGGTCATAGTCTTTCTTTGTTTCGACTTCCCCAGTGAGCGGATTGTAAACACGGCTGTTATCCGTATCGACTACCTCATATACATCCCTGCACTTCTCTATGGCACTTTCGATGGTTATCTCGCCATAGGTCTTCTGCCCACGCTTTGCGTCCCACTTTTCACGATATAGTCTCGAATCCCTAAAAATCTCATCCATTTGGCTTGCGTTTTTGTTTGTCCAAAACGCCAGCATTGAGCAAAACGCTGCGTCTGCCTCGCTCTGCGATTTATATATGCCTTCCCATTGCCCGTAGTAGAGGCAGTTGAACAAACTTCCGTTCTTGCTTTCCATCGCCTTTTGGATAACTTCGTCATTGGTCAAGTTTGCGGGTCTTTTGTTCAAACTCTTCGAGCCAATATCCTCTTTGCGATATACATATGCACCCTTCTTAATGGGTTTTTCAACAGGTTTTGGATTAAGGTATTTCTCAAAAAGGGGTTTTATCTCCTCTGTCCTGTCAAATACATCACCATAGTTGTATTCTTCCGGCACATCTCCCGTCATGGCAAAGAACCTTGCACTATCATACATCTCGATATTGCCTTTTCTCCTGCTACCACTTGGCAATACACCTTTACAAATAATATGTATGCCCTCGCCACTTTGGCTTCTCTCCGTGTAGGATTTTAAGGTGGTCGCAAACTCTTCTATCAATTCCTTATCGTCAATAGCGTGGTCAATATCTACACCGAAATATCCATTTCCAAGCATAAATCCAACGCCTTGGCAATTGAAGTATTCCACTTTCTTAATTGCCTCGTCAAATGACACCCAGGTATCTTCGTCATTAGACTTCGCACCATAACCACTATTTGCATTTATGGGTATCTTCGTTGTTCTACCATCTTCCATCTTACGCAAGCGCCACAATACCCACCTACGGGTATTTTTCATATCGGCTGGTATCTTATCATACTTAAACATTTCCACTTGTTCCTTTACCTTAAATGATTTATAATTCAAATAGGATGATATTCAAGACATCCTCCTTATACCTTACAAAAGAGAGCGAGCAGTTTACCATTTCACACTCGCTCTCTCTTTTATTTGCTAGAATGGCAAATCGTCGTCTTCCACTGTTCCACTTTGAACAGGTTTTGCCTCAACAGGTTTTACTTCCGGACTTGGATTCCCAAGTTTTTGGGGTTTCACTTTTGAACTACGATAGTAAGACACCTTATTGACATCCTCTCCGTAGTATTCATCCAATTCAACACAAACGTGGATAATTAGGTTTCCACCAAGCAGGAAGTCAATTACATCGTTAATTGTTTCAAATGTAGTCCCATCCTCGATTTCTTGTGTTCCCATTAATTGGTTCAGTCTTTTGCGATTAAACACGCCACGATTCTCCCGTTCTTCCCAAATGTCCTCAAAGATACATTTGTTCCCATACGCTTGTTCGACATCGCTACGGATTCGATACATAATGGATAGTTTTTCTTTGCCACTAGGCAAGGTTTTGCGTTCCATTCTTTCAATGGTCGCCTCATAGTCGCCCTCTTTTACAATACCACTTCTTTCACTGGCGTCATATGTATATGCCATAAGTCTTTATTCTCCTTTCAAAGTTATTTTCCAAGTCGCTTTTTGCTCAACTTGTTTTCTGCAATTTTCAGCAATTTCAGGATACTCTTTCTTTATTTTGTAAGTATCAAGAGTTTCCCTAATTACAGGTGCGATGTATTTGATACGGATTTCCTCGTTTTCAAACACATCAAGTTTGCTATCTTCCATTTCACTCATAATAGCGGTTTTGAGTTCTTCTTCTTGTCTATCTAATTCATCTAATTCAAGTTTCAACGCTTGCTTTCTATGTTCAATAGACACTAATTCTAGGACTTTGTCTTCATCCATAAGCATTTCTCCTTTTCCTTAGTATTTGCTAACCCATTTGTCAAAATAGATTTCCAATAGCCCATTATCGCTTAACCATTCAATAAACTCCCTTATCACTTGCGAGAGGTCAACGCACTGGTCACGATAATAGGTTTCAATGTGCAAGTCTTTTCCATCATAAACTAGGTATTCAAACTCGTATGCTTCATCAAACAATTCAAAGTAAAATCCGTGTTGATATGATTTCAAATACTTTTGAGGCACATATTTCATAACTCGTTTAATATCATAGATTATTCCACCTTTCAGGACATCCAAACGCCCATACATTAAGAATCTAATTCCATCAATAGCGACATCCTTTGTTCCGACGATTTGATACGCACCACCCTTGATAATTGGGCTTACGCAAGTTTCCCCACGATAGCAAGCATCTTCAAACTCTCTGCCTTGCCTCATGAAGAAGTTATCTTCCATTGGCTCGCGGTTCAGGGTCTTCAGGAAGTCCTGCAACGCTTTTTCTTGCGCATCTGCCTTCTTGTCTTCAAGGCAGACTTTATCGCTCTCTGCCTCCCTTACGCCATCTACGCAATTCCAGATATATGCCCAAGAGTTCAATAAACTCGGTGTTATCAAATATCTTCTATTTGAAGCAGTCGCTTTCCTTGTCATATTTGAAACCCAATTCTTTCGCTCTTTGGGTTAGGGCAAACCATAGTTCTTGCTTGCTCGTTAGGCAATGCTCGGTAGTCTTAACCTTTTGCCACATCTTGTTTAGGTCATCGCTATTGAATACTTTATCAATAAATGGTTTCAAGGTCATCGCTTTATTGTATTTCTCGACTTGTTCAACTTCGTTTTTCAAATCTTCACGGATTTGCTTAAACAAGTCGGTAATGAAGGTGTTTTTGGTATTTCCATCAAGAACCGGGATTTCATACTCCCCGTGTATTCCGTGTGTTCCCTTGGCATAATAGCGTTCGCAGTTGCTAAACCCAATTGTCCTTCTTTTGCCTTTGATTTCCATAAATCCGCCAATGTCCATATCATCCCAGACATCATCCCTGCTACTGCCTTCCATACGGATACGCAACCCTGTCACATCGTTTTCAAGGTTTACCTCACTAGCGTGGAATACGATAATTAGATTCTTGTCCAATCCTCTAACAAAGTTGACAAACTCCCTAAACTTTCTCTTTATTGCCCCATAGCCTTGCAAAGACAAGTTTCCATCCCGTTTGCCATTCTTGTTATCTTCTGCGATTACAACAGGTTTCATCATTTCTAATAACTTGCCACCTGTATCAATTACGATGGTTTCATAAGAGGATAGGTCTGCACCCTTGAGGTCGGAAAGCAATTCATCGTATGTTTCAACGACATCGGTATCAGTCCTGAACCTTGCTTCAACCCTACTAACGCCTTTGTCAAGGTCAATCAATAGAGGTTTTGGGGAGGACAACGCAAGGGTGGTCTTTCCGATACCCGGCACACCAGCGATTATCATTGACAGTTTCTTGTCCTCAAAGGTTAGTTCATTTGGTTTCTTAATCATCTTCTTTTTCCCCCAAGCCATACGCGTCTGCGACTTCATCAACGGACTTACGAACGTCTTTCATTAAGCAACACATTGACATCGCAAAGCAAATCGCTTTTAACGACTTTTCCAAGTCATCGAAGTATTCGCTATCGTATCTGACATTTACGCCAAGATACTTCGCAATAGCGTCAAATACTTCCTTTTGTTTAGCGGTCTTTACCGCTTTTTCGCCCGTTTGGGCAACTTTTGCTAGTTCTGCCTTATATTGTTCCAAGACATCACTCTCGCTTGCCACTAGGTGCTTTTCTTCACACCATTTGAGGTAAGCATCAAAATCAAACTTTTCTTTTTCCATTTTAAATTTCTCCTTTCGTTTGATTATTCAATTAATTGACCGACATCAACGCCAAGAACTTCCGCTAACTTTTGTAGGGTTGACATCCTAATTGTTTCTTGCTTTCCGTTTTCAATAAAACTAATCGTGGTTTCACAAACGCCACTCTTTTCGGCAAGTTCCTTTTGGGATAACCCAGCCCTTGCACGGGCAACACGGACATCCATAGCAATTTTTTTGCTATCAATTACATCTGCCATATTATCTTTCACCTCCCTTCTTCAAAATATCCGCAACATCCGTATCGAGGTCGATACAGATGATGTTTTCGCCATTCTCGTTTATCGCATCAATGAACGCCTTTTTGCTTTCGCTATCCCAACGCTCAAAAGAGCAACCATATCCACTTACATAATAATCGCTATGAGGTAGGGGCAAACTCTCATTCCAGCCAAACATAAGAAGTCTCAACATACTTGGATTTATCACAGGATAGCAAAGCCTTCTAGTATCAAACAATTGGTTCTCGCTCTTTACCAAAACACTACAACTCGTAGAATACTTGCGACCATTAGAGTTCTTGCCACCAAACGCTACAAAGAACACTTCGATTCGGCATCTGTATTTGCCACTTCTTTCAAGAGAGGCAATTTGAGCAAGGGTTTTACTCATCTTACGGATTATCTCATCGGTGCTAACTGACCAAACTCTATCAATAGAAATACAAAATCTCAACACTCTTGAAGCAACCTTTTCCACTCTTGTATTTATCATCGCATTAGGCAACCTCATCAACGCATTTGGGATTATAGGCATATACCCACAAACATCGTTATACGCTCTTGCCTTCTTCTTGTTTTCAAGCGTTCTCAACTCTTTATCAATTTGGACTTTCAATTGTTCAAGTGGCTTTTCCCATCCGTTCAATAGAAGTCCTTTTGCTTCATCAACTGACCTTACGCCAACCCAACCCGCATCGTGGTTCGCCATAATTGTTTCAAGCCTTTCATAGGCACGGGGCTGTCTTTCCATCAATGTTTCATAAAACTCTTTGTAACTGGCGTATGCCTCGTGATACAACCTAACATCGCCAGACCATTTCTTTTCAATTGTTCTCATATCGTCTTACCTCTACCTTACATTATCAATCATAACAGTTTATTAAATGTTAGTCAATAAAAACTTTACTTGTTTTTAATTATTTGCAATTTCAAGTAAGTTCTTGCGATACTCAACTTCACTGCTCATTTGATTAGCAATCATTCTCAATGTATCGTTTTCAAGACCTTTGACCAAGCAAGTCTTAATCGCAGTCGTGACATCCATACCGGCAATGTCTATCATCTTATGCAATCTCTTTATTTCACGATAGGATACTATCACGTGGCATCCGTTCTTGTTAGCGATTTTCCTGAATGCCCTACATAGGTCAAGGACATTCTTGTTACCACCGGCAAGTGCATCTTCGATACGGGCGTCATAGTCAACAGACACACAGGCGAATCTATTCAGGGTCGCTCCATCAAGCTGGTTTCTTCCAACATACTCCAAACTTGCACCTGTGCCCCAGGTATTGCCACAGGCGATTAGCCTGCATTTCTCGTTCAACTCAACCCTTCCGACAACTGGGAAGTCAAAGTATCCATTGGCGATAGCGCAATTCAAAACGATAAGTGCTTCAGGAACAGAGGCATCCATCTCGTCAAGCATAAACAACCCGCCATTCCTGCACCATTTGTAGAATTGTGTCTCGACGAAATTGCCCATCGCATCGCCATAGCCAGTCAACTTGTATTCTTGTGTCACGGCATTTGAGAAGTAGAAGTCAAGACCAAGTGCCTTTGCCACCTGTTCGCAGATGACGTTCTTGCCACTTCCGGCAGGACCAGTCAAGAACACGGGTTCATTCATGGCGACAAACTTCAGGACATCCTCAAAGACCTCGTGTGTCATATCCTCAATCTTGTTTCTCTTGCCATCATATTCAACAACTTTCACGATAGTCTTATCTGCGACATATCTGTCCATCTCTGCCTTAACGCTATCGGCAACTTGTTTCGCCATATCGGTTCCAATCAAGGCAACTATCTCTTTGCTCAAGAGACCCAGAACATTTTCCATTTTCGCTTCCTCTTTCTTTGGTTCTTCTTCAACTGGATTATTAGCAATCCATCTCTTACACGCATACTTATCGGCAACCATCCAAATATCATTCTTATTGGCATCTGCAAGCATCGCTTCAAAGTACCTATCAACATTTGCCTCATCATTAACATAGGCATACACGCCATTGATAGTTCTTACGATAGCACTATCGCCATCCTTACTTGTCACTTGGTAGCGAGTTCCCTTCATCGCATTCCATCTTTTCACCAATTCACAGGATTTATTCATTTTCAAATACCTCTCTTTCCTATCCTTACATACATATCATAATATAGATTTCTATGAAAGTAAATAGTTTTTTTAATTATTTTTAGTTTGCGTAGATACAAGTAGATACTTTTGATACAATTCCTATAACTTTCCTAATATATTGTTTCTTATATGAAAGTTAAAAACAGGCAAAAGTATCATAAGGTATCTACTGGACAAAAAGAAAAGACACCCCTTTTCTGGGTGTCATTCCTCTATTTTCAATACACGAAGCAGACCACTTCCTCTATGAATGGCTTCTTGAGTAATGTTGACATATTGTATGTCCTCCTAAAAAATTATAAAATTTGTTTCCTATTAGTAATGTAATCCAAATTGTTTATACAAAAGTTCTTCTAAATCTTTTGATTTACAAGACAATCCCAATTTATTTGCCAATGCACCAGCAAGTATTTCATGACCGATATTATTTGGATGCACACCATCTTGTGCCAAAACTGACGCCAACACATATTTTGGCGTAACATCGGTTTCTTCGTCTTTTGGCAAGACATCATAGCCTGCCAAAAAGTCTGCGCCAATATACTTTGCAAAAGATTTCAAAGCATCTATATTTTGTAATCCATCTAGTTGTGGTGATTTCCAGCAATTGCAAAGCACTAACTTATTGCAAGTTTTTGCTTTTATTGTATCTTTTATTTGGTTTAGGTAAGTTGTAATACTATCGGGATTGTTATTTGTTCCCAAAGCATAAATCAATAGGTCACAGTCTGTTTCTTTGTCTAGCAAAGTTCCCTCTGTCATTTGAACAG